TCATGCGTCCTCCCCCTCTCCCAGATAGCGGAAGCCCTGTACGGCGCGGAAGTGGCCGCCGTAGCCCACAGCGTTGCCGGTTTTCCCGCCGCTCGTGCGCTCCGCCGAGCGGCGTATGCTGGCGGCGGAGCGGGCTTTGTTGCCGCCGTATAAAACCGCCGATACCTGCGTCCACTTTTTGTCGCGGCGCAGAGCGTTGGCCAACGCCGGATGTGAAGTGTGGAACAGCGTGCGCATGGGCTTTCGGTAGCGGTTTTCGCCGCGCAGCCACATCTCGCAGCAGGCATTGAGAAAGCGCATGCCTACGCCCGCGCCCTGCCACTCAGGCAGCACCACCAAACGGCACGCCCGCGCTTCGACCAAACCGGGGCGGGTACTGAACGCGATATGCGCCACAGGCTGGCCGTTGACCAAACCCATGTAGTGGGTAGCGGCAATCATCGGCGGCAGTTTTAAATAATGATGCGGCTCAAACAGGCGCCAGTCGGCTTGTCGGCAAGGGTATATTTCCAGCTCGAGTTTTGGGCGTTGCCTGACCCACCCCCATTGGAATTGGCCGGTGTCGGTATCCAGCACCCAGTCGGGCTGCACCCAGTCCAAAATATCGTGGTGGCAGGACAGCAGTACTACCTGCCCCGTCGTACGGCGCCATGCTTTGGCAAACGCGCCCGCGCCGATTTGGGCGATTTGGCGGTCGACCACCGAGCTGAACTCGTCCAATGCCGCAAAGGACGGTGCTTCGCACAGCAGTCGTGCCAGATTGGCGCGGAACTGCTCGCCGTTTGAGAGCACGGCGTACGGGCGCAGCCATGTCGGCACACTGCCCAAACCCACCGAAGCCAGCGCGGCGGTAATGTCGTTAAATGCGCCATCGGGTGCAATCGCATCTACAATCGGCACATCCCGCGCCCATTTGGGCGCGTAGATGTGCCCCAGCTTTTTGCCGATGCTGGTTTTACCCGAGCCGGAAGAGCCGACCACCACGCCGATCTGCCACGGTTGCTCATCCAGCGGCAAATCCGCGCTTAGGTTAAAGTTTGCCCCGGTTTCCACATTAAACAGCGATTTCACAGCGGCGGCGCGGTAGCTGTCGAAATCCGAACAGCGATGGTTGATTTGGATTTTCATACGGTTACCACCTTTAATTTCAAACCTTGCGCTTTCAGCGCGGCGTACACCTGCTGCTGGTGCGGCTCGCTTTCGCACAGCACGACCACGCCGTACTGCTGTTTGTATTGGAAGCCGTTACGGCCGTAGTGTTTGGCCGCTTTTTGTTGCGGCGGCGGGTTTAGCGGGATGGCGTTGTTTTCGGGCATCCGTTTTTTCCTTTCTGAGGATTCGGATGCTCGGCGGCATTCTGGGTTGTTAAAGAACTGAATCGGTTCACGGCCTTGCAGCGCGGGCATTTGATTTCAAAATTTCCCGTGCCGACGGCCAAGAGCTTATTGCAATGTGTGCAACGGTGTTTCATTTTTTGCGGTTTCCTACATCGTTAGTGATACAATCCGCCCGCCCTCGAGGGTGGCGGCTTTGGCTGATGCAGGCTGTTTCTGCTCGGCCGGCGCGGCAGGTGTCCTAACCGCCTGCCGCGTCGCCGTCTTTGTTTCCTATGCCCCGTCCGTTGCGGACGGGGTTTTGTTTTGCGCTTTACCTTTTTGTTCCGCTCTCCTTTTTCAGACGGCCTTCACGCATTTCGGGCGGGAGGTGGCTGCGGGTGCGTTCCCGCTCGTACGCGCTTTGGCAGTGGTCGCGCTGGGTGAAGAACAGGGCGTTGGCGAGGGCGCGGGCGATTTTCCAGCGGCGGCGGGGCGACGCGGCCAGTACGGCGCGGCGGTGGATGCGGCTGGACAGGGTTTCGTCCGGCCAGCCGCCCGCGAGGGTGTTGAGCAGCTGGTCGGCGGCGATCAGGATGAGGCGCAGGCGTTCGCGCCCGTTGCTTGGTTTCATGTGTTTTTCCTTTTTTCAGACGGCCTCGGGCAGGGTGTAGCGGATTTCCACGGCGGCGAGTGCCGCCATATCTTCGGCGGCGCGGATTTGGGCTTCGATGCGCTGGCGTTCGCCGGCGGTGCGGGCGGTGAGCAGGGTATAGGCTTTGGCTTTTTTGGCGGCCTTTTTGATCAGGGCTTCGCGGCCGATGCCGCGCGCGGCGGCGATGGTGTCGAGGACGGGGGTGGCGGCGGTGCGGTCAGCTTCCCAGGCGGCGGCTTCGGCGGCCTGTATGCTCCATGTTTGGATTTCAAATTCGGGCACTTCGGCCAGACCGGCGGCGGTGTCGATAAAGGCTTGGGCGGCGCGGGCGGCTTGGGTGAGGCGTTCGGCGCGGGCTTCTTCGAGGATTTCGGCCTGCGCTTCGGGGGTGAGTGTCCACGCGCCGTGTTGCCATGTGTGGCGGGCAGTGGGCGGGGGGATAAGGGTGAGGCCGTCTGAAAGTGCGCCCGCTGCGGTGACGGTTTCAAGCTGCCCCGTATCGGTGCGGTAGGCGGTTTGGCCGCGATGGTCGGGCAGGATGTCCCAGCCTGTGCCGTTCCAGCGAGCGCATTGGCCGTCTGAAAGCTCGGGCGGGTCGGTATCGATGCAGCGGGCGGGGAGCAGCCAGCCTTCGCCCAGGAGGTCGGGGTCGGCCTGGGTTTGGCCGAAGTAGAGGCCGTTTTCGTCGAGCTGGCAGACGGGTTTGGGGTGGTATTGGGGCATTTTGTTTCCTTTCGGGGTTGGAGGCCGTCTGAAAGTTTTTCAGACGGCCTTTGGTTTGCGGGCAGAGACCGCGTGCGTGGCTTGCGCAACACACCCTGCCTAAACGGCGGAGGCCGTCTGAAAATCAAATTTTGATGCAGGCCAAGAGGGCGATGTTGCGCGGGCGGGTTTCGGCGCCGCCGCGCATGCCGGTGGTGGCGCGGACGGGGCGGTCGTCGGCGCGGGAAACGTCTTCCGTTCCGACGCTGTCGCCGGTCTCGCTGCCGTAGGTCGGGATGTCGGCGTTGATGTTGGTGACGTGGTTGTGGGCGCGGAATTCGTCGGCCTGCGCCGAACCTAAGGCGCGGTTGGCGTCGATGCCGCGCCCGTCGTCCCAGCCGCGCACAAATTCGCCGCGCAGGTCGGGCAGGTTGAAGGTGGTTTTGCCGTCGCCCGCGCCGTAGCTTGTGCCGACGGCGGCAAAAAGGGCGGCGTAGGCGGTGCGGGAGACGGC